TGAGAGTGGCGGGCATTTGCCCCATACCATTTCTTTGAACGTGTCACCCTCGGAGAGCGGGTTGTTCATGTATTCTTGCTGGAACGCCTTTGTGCTGATTTTGGACTGAATGCGGTTAATGCGTTCCTCCGTGTTCTTTTCCGGCCAGCTGGATTTGCCATCCTTGTCCCGGATGTTCACGATATCCCAATGGTCAGCTTTATCACCGGCACGTTTCACGCAGCAGTCGAGAGCGATCAGGTTTCCGCAGAATATCACCAGCAAATCCTCGCTGATGGATCGGGTTGGAAACAGAGCCTCCTCGAACCATTCCCATTTCTTTTTCAGGATGTCCGGGTTCCTGCAGTCTGCATCCGTATCGAAGTCATCCACGAGAGCCGTGTCCGGACGTACAGCGTCCTTTCTCGTACCACGGGGTGACTCCAGCGCACCGATAGCCCGGAACGTTGCCCCGGTAGTGAGCGTGAATTCGTCCGCCGTCCAGCTCCCGAACTCCCTCAAATCACCATAATATGCCTTTAGCATGGAATTGCTCTCAAAGGCTTTTTTATAAGGTTCCAAAAGCCGGACGGCGTTCTCGTGACTGTTTGAGATGAGTAGCACGTTCTTTTTCTTTCCGGTCAGCACGAGGTACATCATGCACATGAACACGATGGTGGATTTTGCCAGCTCACGTGACCACGATAGAACCTCGTACCATTCCATATTCGTGGTGATGCGTTTGATGGCCTTTTTATGGAATTTGGTAAAGGGGTACTTTGCGAATTCCGAGAAAAAGAACAGGATCCACTCGATGACGTTCGCCTCCAGCTTTTCCAGCTTCTTTTTTCGTTCCACCGGCGAGAGGTTGTCGGCGGCTTTGTCCCTTTTGAGTGAACGGTGGTATTCAGTCCACTCCTTGTATGCTTGAATATCATCTATTTTACCCATTTCATTTTCTCCTTTATATACGCATCGAAATAATCACTCAGCTCCTTTGCCCTTTCGAGATCCTGCTGTCGGAGCCAATCGAGCAGCCCACGGGAAACATTGTATATGTCCCTGATGGAGGCATCCTGCTCCAACGCCTCAAGGTCAGCCGTCAGTTTGCGCCGTATATCGGCCTCCGCCGCTGAGGGATACCGTTTTCCCTCCTCTTTGCCTGCGATGGAGCGGTCGAGTTCGTCCAGCTGCGTGAGCGTGGAGCTGATCCGTTCCTCCCGTGTCTGCAGGAGGTTGAGCTTTAAGCCCTCCCATTCCTTAACCCATTTGTTCACCGTGACACGGGAAACACCCACCCGGTCGGCAATTTCCTGCTGGGTGATGTTCTCTTTTAGATACATCAATTTCGCCCATTCTTTCCGTTGATTTGCTTTCAATTCTTCCGCCATAGCTATATCATTTTATAGCCCAAAGGTAAAGCCTTGCGGTGAGTGAAAATAATTGGTTTGTAATGGTTTACGTTTAAACTGAAATGGCTGCGGTTTAAGTTGAAACGGTTACAGGCCGATTTGTACAGCCCGTTTTTTACCCTGAATTTTGTCACAAAATCAAACGAGCGAAATGGGCAAATTAACCTTTGTATTACATGATGAGTCGGTGAACACCTACGGGTTTAGGATGCTCACCAGCGGAGCCAATTTGGAGGAGTTTAAAAAGAATCCCGTGATGCTTCTGAATCACGATGATTACTCCCTGCCGATTGGCCGGTGGGAAAATATACGTGTTGAGGGAGGTAAGATTTTAGCCGATGCCGTGTTCGATGAGGGAGATGCCCGTGCCGCAGAGGTAAAGCGTAAAGTTGAGAATGACTTTATCCGTATGGCCTCTATCGGTGCGTGGCCTCCGGAGGAGAAAAGCGATGCCTATGACCTGATGCTCCCCGGACAAATGCTCCCTACCGTTACGAGATGGACGGTTCGTGAGGGCAGTGTCGTTACAATCGGAGCCAATCACAATGCGCTGGTATTCTATGACAGAGAGAGCAAACAGATTATCGACCTGAATGATAAGGGTAATCTTATCCGGTTGATAGATCACAGTAATAACCCCAAAAAACAATTAAAAATGAGCGTACTTACAGGAGTATTGAAGCTGCAGGACTCTGCAAGCGAGGCGGAAATCGTAACCGCCATTCAGGGAATCATTGCCAATGCCGACCGCTTGGAAAAAGAAAACAAGACGCTGGCCGCCGCAGTGGATAAAATGAACGAGGCCAAAAAGGAATCCCAAAAGCGGGAGGCGATTTCCCTGACCGATGCGGCCATTAAAGACGGACGCTATGATGCGAAAGGCCGTGAGAACCTGCTGAACCTTTTCGATAAGGATTTCGAGGGAACAAAGGCTATGCTGGCAGCTATCCCGTGCCGTGCAAACGTGGCCGGTCAAATCAACACGGATAAAGGATCCGGTGTAACACTCGGTGATTGGAAAGACAAATCATGGAACGAGCTGGATAAAGCCGGTAAGCTCGTTGAGCTGAAAGATGCCGCTCCGGACTTGTATAAGTCCAAGTTTAAAGAGCGTTTCGGTATCGAACCGAATCTGTAATTATTAACCATTAAAGCAAGAATAGAAATGGCAATTCAGAAAGAAATTTGGATGGCGGCTATCGTGGAGGGTTTATTTGCCTCCAATAGCTTCCTGAGCAAGGCGTTCAACGCCGATGAGTACGTGAACAACGGCAAGATTGTTCACATCCCGAATGCCGGTGCAGCATCCGGAACCAAGAAAAACCGAACCAGCCTCCCGGCTACGGTAACCAAAAGAACGGATATCGATGTGACGTTCCCGCTGGATGAATACACCACTGATCCGGTACTTATCCCTAACGCCGACACGGTGGAACTCAGCTATGACAAACGGGAGTCCGTCCTGCGTCAGGATAAACTCAAACTGCAGGATGATGTGGCACTCGATTTCGTTTTCAACTGGAGTCCTGCCGCCGCACAGTGCATTGAAACTACCGGTACGGAGATCGATGCCTACACGGATAAGGCTACCGGCAAACGTAAAGGTATCTGCAAGGCAGACGTGTTGGGCTTGATGACCAAGTTCAATAATGATGATATCCCGCAGGAGGGGCGTTATTTGCTGCTGGATGCGCAGATGTACTCCCAACTGTTGAACAGCCTGACGGAGAACGAGAACACGGCGTTCCTCGCTTCCGCCGATGCGCAGAACGGTATCCTCGGTAAGCTGTTCAGCTTTAATATCATGATGCGCAGCAGGGTTGCCCTTTATACTGCGGCCAAAGCTCCCAAAGCGTGGAGTACCGCCGGTGCAGCCACCGATCTCGCCGCCGGGCTTGCATGGCACGAGCAAAGTGTCTGCCGTGCGCTGGGTGAGGTGAAAGCGTTCGAGAACGAGGGTGACGCAACCTATTACGGTGATATTTATTCATTCCTTGTACGTGCCGGTGGCCGTATCATGCGTGAAGATAAAAAGGGTGTAATCGCTTTAGTGCAGGGAACTCCTGTAGCAGGATAGAGTTATGGCAGAATTGAAATATTTGGTAATCCACTGTACCGCCACGCCTCAAGGCCGTAAGGTAACGAGTAACGATATCAGAGCATGGCACACGAACCCGATAAGCAAGGGTGGCCGTGGTTGGAAGCAGGTAGGATATACCGATATGTTTCACCTTGATGGAACGGTGGAGCGATTGGTTGAGAACAACGAGGACGCACGGGTGGATCCGTGGGAGATTACCAATGGGGCAAAAGGGTACAATTCCATTTCCCGGCACATTGTGTACGTTGGCGGTGTGGCCGCTGACGGCAAGACTCCCAAAGACACCCGTACTCCCGGCCAGCTGAAAGCGTTGGAGGATTATGTGAAAGACTTCCACCGCTGTTTCCCACGGGTGAGAATCATCGGTCATAACGAGATTGCGGCCAAAGCGTGCCCGTCATTTGACGTTCAGGCATGGCTCAGGAAAATAGGCATTAACTAATAACAAAGCAAAGAGATGGACGGTCTGATGGATTTTTTAATATTCGCCCTGCCGGGTGGTTTTATCGGGAGCATCTTCACATGGTTTGTTGGCCGTAGAAAGCAGAACAATGATATGTTATCCCAGCTTCAGGCGTCCATCAATATGCTCAGTAGTGAGAACCGGAAGATATTGGATGAGAATATCCAGCTCCGTAGAGAGAATGCCGACCTGAAAGCGAATCAGGAGGAGATGATCCAAAAGCTCTCCCGTCTTACCAAAGAGGTGGAGAGATTAAGAAAAGTAATCAATAAACAAACAGGAAATGATGAGAAACCCAATCCGAGGGGCAACCCTCGTACTACTTATAGCCGTGTTCTGCCTGATGGGATGTGCCACGGCGAAATTAACCAAGAGCCAGCAGTCACACACGCTGACGGAACAGACGAAAAGCGGAACCACCACCGGAGTAACCGGAGAGCAGTTAGACGTGACGGCTCAGAGGACGGGGGAACTACTGCAGGGACAGACGATAACCGCCCTGACACGGGAGGGGATCCCGGAGTCGGAGGCGAAAGTGGATGTTCCGATACAGAACCTCCTTAACCTGCCGGACGGTGCTGGCTACACGGCCAAAGACGGTCAGGCATCGGTAAGCGTGCAAAGGCATGGCGATAATATCACGGTTACGGGTAAATGTGACTCTATCGCCCGGCAATGCCTTTTTTACGAGCGTGAGGTGTTCCGACAGCGCAACGAGGTGGATAGCTTAAAACAGGTTATTTCCCGGATGGAACAGACGAGCAGCCGTAGTGATGAAACCTACAAGGCGGAAAGCGATGCCGCCCAAAGCATTAAGGAAAAGCCACCCGCTACATGGTATAAATGGCTTTTAGCCGGATTTGTGGGCGGTTTGCTGCTTACCTCTCCACTAAAGAAACTAAAGAATAGAATATTAACCTTTTTAAAATAGAGAACGATGTCAAAAGTATATGTGAATGACGGATACATGATGCTCCTTGATGCCATTTATTTCAATGGCAAAAAGATCGGCAATGTTTCTGATGACGGTATTGATTGGGGCGGTGATGCCGCTGAATATATCAAGCTCTTTGCCGCACAGGTTCGTAATGCCCCGGTCAAGAAAATAAAGAAAAAGGATGCCACCAATCTGCTAAAGTTTACCCTGATTGAACTTGTTCCTCAGAACTGTAAGGACGTGATGGGCGGAACGGTGAACGGTACAAAATGGGAGGCTCCCTCGGAATCCGTTTCATTGGAGGGTGCATTGAAAATCCTTTGCGGAACCGGCCAGACTATCGAGGTCAAGCGTATGACGCTGGACGGTGTTGTACGTGGTAAGATTGGCGGTGATGATCCGCTGGGTATCGAGTGTGAAATGGAAATGTTGAACCCGCTGGATGGAGGTTCTCCTTTCAGCTTTGATGATACGGTTCCGTTTATTTCCGTAACGCCCACCTCTTTGTCATTCGCC